ACAAGATGCTTGGCAATGGTTGGACGGTTGATGTGATCTGTCATATTTTTGAAGGCATAAAGGCAGAGTTTATTCAAAAACAAGACGAGAAGGTGGCATAAGTGATTGAGAGAATAGTGTCATGGTTTAGTTGTGGTGCTGCTTCGGCTGTTGCCACCAAGTTAATTCTAGCAGAGGGGGAGCCAGTAACAATTGCTTATTGCTACGTTAAAGAAGAACACCCAGATAATATGCGATTTCTTAAAGACTGTGAGCAATGGTTTGGTCAAGAAATATTAATTTTACAGAATGAAAAATATAAGGGCAGTTGCCACGAAGTATTTAAAAAGAACTTCTTTAGAACGCCTCACGGTTCACCTTGCACTCGTGAACTAAAGAAGAAGGTTCGCATGAAGTTTCAGCAACCAAATGACGTTATTGTATTTGGCTATACAGCCGAAGAAAAAGACCGATTAAATTCATTTATTGATCGTAACAATGAAGTTCCAGTGCGTGCTCCATTAATCGAGCAAGGTTTAACGAAGGGTGAAGTATTAGCAATGATTGAACGTGCTGATATTGAATTACCCGAGATGTATAAGCTTGGCTATGAGCATAACAATTGTATTGGTTGTGTAAAGGGTGGCATGGGTTATTGGAATAAGATACGAGTTGATTTTCCCGAGCAATTTAAAGAGTACGCAGAAATGGAGCGTAAACGTGGCTATACAATTCTCAAAGATAAAAACGGGTCAATATACCTTGATGAGTTAGACCCCAATAGAGGGCGTATGTCAGATGAGCCTAAGATTGAATGTGGAATTATGTGTGAAATTGCAGAAACGGTTTATACGGCATGAGACCGTTACCACTTGGAAGCACTGATTGTATTTGTTGTGATGGACGTAAACCGAATAATGAAGGAGTTAATATGAAAAAGGAAGGAGTTAATATGAAAAAAATTTTAGTACCGATGTATGTTGAACATTATAAAAAAATTAGAGATTGCCATACGTGTTTGAAGATGCCATTTGTTGCCTTGGCAATAGTGTTGTTCTTTTCGTACGTGCTGTGACGCAAGGTGAGATAAACGTTAAAGATAAATTACTAATTTGCATGTCAGGTGGTAGAACTTCAGCGTACATGACTAAACGATTGTTAGATGAATACACAGACAGGTACGAGATGTTAATTTGTTTTGCTAACACAGGTCAAGAAAATGACGCAACTCTTGATTTTGTAAAGGAATGTGATAAGCACTTTGGTTTTAATACCGTATGGATTGAAGCGGTAGTGAATGATGGTCGTGTCGCTTGCACTCATAAAATTGTTGATTACAAATCAGCAAGTAGGAAAGGCGAACCGTTTGAAGATGTTGTTGCTAAATATGGTTTACCTAATAACGGTTATCCACACTGTACTAGAGAGTTAAAAGAAAATCCAATACATTCTTACATCAAATCAATTGGCTGGAAGAAAGGCGAGTATTACACGGCACTTGGTATCAGAGTAGATGAGCCAAGAAGAATTAAAAGAAACAAGACCGTGCAGAATAAAGTTTACCCACTTGTTGATTTGTTCCCAAGCGATAAATTAAATGTTATGGATTTCTGGTCAGAGCAAGAATTTGATTTGCAACTGCAAGATTACCAAGGAAATTGTAAATGGTGCTACAAGAAGTCTAACAAGAAATTATTTAAGATACTTGATGATGATGTATCAATATTTGATTTTCCTATGATGATTGAACAGAAGTATGGAAGAGTAGGCTCTAACAAAATTAAGGGTGAAATTGTTTCGGAACCAAGGACGCTGTTTAGAAATTATATGACAGCAGAGAAGATGATTGCTTTGTTTAATGAAACAAACTACAAACAAGAGAGTTTGGTTTTTAATGATGAAGAGGATGGTGGTTGCTCTGAGTCTTGTGAGGCTTTTGTATGATCCAAGGACAAGAACACACGCAGAGGTTTAAGTGAAGAAAATAATTGAACGCGCTAAAGAGGAAGAGAATGAGTGAAGAGTACCTGTGTGCAAAATGCAAAGAACCTAAAACCACCAGCAGATCAGCATCCCAAAATAGGCTTTACTGGATGTGGCTCAAAGTTATAGAAGACGAGACGGGTATGCCTAAACTTGATTACCTGGAAGATGATAAATGGCATAAGGGCATCCACACTAGATTCAAATGCGATTTTATAGATAAAGAATTTTATGCTGACGGTTCGATGAAGATACCCAGCACCAAGAAACTTAAAGTCAAAGATTTTGCAGCTTACCTTGAGCGCATTGATATGGAGATGTCGCTTATGGCCATCATGCTACCTAGGCCAGATGACCTCTACTGGAATGCTATGGGGGTTAAGTAGTGGAAATTAATATGAATGTACCAAATTGGTATTGCTGTCCTGGTCGGATGGCTAAACAGATTTTGTTAAGAAAGTGGCAGCAGGTTATGACCACCGGAAGAACAAAAAGAGGGAACGGTTACAGGGTGGGTGAGACACATCATCGCGCTAAGTTAACCGATCATGATGTTGAGTTGATTAGATTGTTGCATGAAGATGGAATGAGCTGCACTGAGATAGCTACTAAGTTTGAATGCTCACGATCAACGATCAGCGATATAGCAAATTACAAACAAAGAATCACGGTGAACATGGGAAGGAACAACGTCTTTGAATAGCACCGTCGAATAACTTGCATACTGGGAGGTATAGTGTCATTATGGCAAAACTAGGTAGACCAACAAAATATAGACCGGAGATGTGCGACAAAGTTGTAGAGCTTATGTCGGAAGGCGCATCGCATATTGAAGTGATGGCTGAACTCGGTATTTGGGAAGAAGCTTTCTACAATTACATCAAGAAACATGAAGATTTTGCGAAGGCCGTAAAAAAGGGACAGCAGAAATCAGCAGCCTGGTGGGAGCGTAAAGGCCGTATCAACCTTGAGAATGGATCGTTTAGTTACACCGGTTGGTACATGAATATGAAGAACCGATTCGACTGGGCAGATAAGAAAGATGTTCACAATACCGGTGACTTAAATCTCAATGTAGTGACTGGTATCTCTCGAGCGCCTGGGGACGAAGACTAATGGTTGCAACTCAAGTTGATACAGGCTATGTGCCTCACAAATATCAGTTTGAGATTCATGCTAACCTTAAGCGTTTCAGTGTCTTAGTTTGTCATCGAAGATTCGGTAAGACCTTCTTGGCAATTAACGCTTTGATTGATGCTGCGTTAAGATCACCGAAAGAGAATGGTCGTTACGGTTATGTGGCTCCGTTCTTAAAGCAAGCCAAGCAAGTGAGCTGGGATTATCTTAAACGTTTCGCGTTGCAGATACCTGGTACCAGAGCTAACGAGTCAGACCTATCGATTGATTTCCCGAACAAAGCACGAGTAAGACTCTATGGCTCAGACAATGGTGAAGCCATGCGTGGACTTTACTTTGATGGGGTGGTCATGGATGAGGTCGCTGATATGCGAATGGAGACCTGGCCCGAGATCATCCGTCCAGCGTTAGCCGACAGAAAGGGTTGGTGTTTATTCATCGGTACACCGAAAGGACTCAATCAATTCCATGACTTGTACCAACACGCACTAACAAACGACACCTGGTATGCCGGCATGTTCCGCGTCGATGAGACAGACGTGCTCGACAAAGATGAGGTTGCCCTGGCTAAAGAGACCATGACAGAGAACCAGTACCGTCAAGAGTTCCTCTGTGACTTCTCAGCTAGTATTGATAACGCCTTGATAACTATCGATAAAGTGACCGATTCTGCTGCAATCAAGAGAAAGGAAAGCGATGTTGTTGGTTCTCCAAGAGTTCTGGGTGTGGACGTTGCACGTTTTGGTGCTGATAGATCAGTGATTCAGAAAAGACAGGGATTGGCAGCGTATGAGCCGATTATTTTCAACGACATTGATAACATGACCCTGGCCGGAATGGTAGGTCAAACGATCAATGAATGGAAACCCGACGCAGTCTTCATCGATGCAGGCCGAGGCGAGGGCGTGATCGACAGACTAAGACAATTAGGCTTCTTTGTGAATGAGGTCAATTTCGGAGGGCGACCTACTAACCCAAGATACAACAACAAACGCAGTGAGATGTGGGACTCCGTTCGTATATGGTTAGATGATGGAGGTTCACTGCCCAAGAACACAGACCTGAAGACAGACCTTTGTGTACCCACTTACAAATTCGATGCGAGCAACCGACTGCAACTTGAATCTAAAGATGAGATCAAGAAGCGCGGTGGCCGATCACCAGACTTAGGAGATGCACTGGCTTTAACGTTCAGCTTCCCTGTGGCACCTAAGAAGCTAGGACATCATGGGCTCGTAGAGTCAGTGGAATCCGAATACGACCCTTTCAATTAACAAGGAGAAACCAATATGTGTATTTTTTCAAGACCATCAGCCCCGGCACCAGTCCAAATGGCACCACCTCCGTTACCAGCTCCGCCAAGCCCACCGCCAGCTCCGCCTAGTGCTAGTCCGAGTTCTGGTAAACCACCTAGTTATACACCTCAAAAAGGGGCTACAGGATCATCATCAGCCATCAAGTCAGCAAGATCAAAAGAAAGAAAAGTAGCTGCATTGCGTAAAGGTCGTAAATCAACTGTTCTGACATCTTCCAGGGGTGACTTAACCACTGCTAATACGAGCAAAAAGACATTATTAGGAGCATAGTATGTGTATTGGTGGAAGGATTATGGCGAGCAGAGCAAAGCAAGCGGTTCGTGACGTAAAGAATGTTAAGAGTGTTAGAGATAGGGTTGTAGATAAAGTCTCTGACGGTGCGGTACCTAAAGCTACTTTTGATGTAGCAAAAGAGGCTGCCTTACCGAAAGCGGTTAAGAAGGGAAGGAGCAAGGCCAAGGATTATGCAAGGCGAAACGTAAACAAGGGAAATAAAACTTTATTGACCAGAGGTAGAAGTGTTAATGAGAATCGCAAAACAATATTAGGGGCATAAACATGAAAGAATCAGATCGTAGTCGCTTCGTACGACGATGGGGAGACATCAAAGATGAGAGGTCAACCTACTTCGGACACTGGCAAGAGCTAAGTGAATACATCTTACCAAGACGTGGAAGGTTCCTAGTTTCAAAAAGGAACGATGGCTCGAAGAAGAACGGCAAGATAATTGACTCGACCGCTACTATGGCGATCAGGACTTTGTCTGCGGGCATGATGAGTGGTATCACTTCACCGGCTCGACCTTGGTTTAGACTAGCAACACCAGACCCAACCTTGATGGAAGTAGCTGAGGTTAAGCAGTGGCTATTCCAGACTGAAAAGAGAATGGCTGAAATCTTCTCTCGCTCAAACTTGTATAACTGTTTACAGACGGTTTATGAAGAGATGGGTGTGTTCGGTACCGGAGCCATGTTGCTACAAGAAGACCATGAAGACGTGATCCGTTGCTATCCATTCACTGCGGGTGAGTATGGCCTAGCCAACTCTGATCGTTTGAACGTTGATACCTTCTATCGTGAGTTTCAGTTAACGGTAGCACAGACGGTTGAGAAGTTCGGCAAAGAGAACTGTTCAGAGGAAGTTAACGGCATGCACAAGCAAGGCCAACTTGATAAATGGGTAACCATCCTCCATGCGATCGAGCCTAACCATGCTCGTGATATGTCGCAGAAAGATAACCAGAACATGCCTTTCCGATCTGTCTATTTTGAGAAGGGCGGAAGGGAAGATAAGTTCTTAGGCGATTCAGGTTATGAAGAGTTCCCAGTGATGGCACCAAGATGGCATGTCACCGGTGTAGATATTTACGGACGTTCACCTGCGATGGATGTGCTTGGTGATGTGAAAGCATTACAGATTGAGCAGAAACGTAAAGCTCAGGGT